ATACGAGATATGGAGGAATTATAAGATTGAACCTATAAGAGAATTCTGATTAAACTGAGGATAACTAGATCAGATGTTTTGTTAGACTACTGGGCTTTAACACGGCACCATACAGCCATAATACCAAGTCAATAACCTTAATCTGACCTACTATCTTCAGTAATCACTCTTATAGAGTAATCACCTTCAATTTAATATTAGGATCGAACTACCATTTTGAGAGTTTGGAAACAAGAGAGAGTTATTCACACAAACATTTTATTGATGATAATATTTTACAAAGGAAAGTTGGTTCTGATCGAAAACAACTAATGAGGTTACCTTATATAGGCAATCTCTATGACTCAAGACGTAAGCACTTACATCATGACAGCACACTTATCACACTTAATAATACAGACTCGATAGTGGACAGAGCATTATTACAAAATGCCATAATAGAAAAAGCAAGAGATTCCTTACTTTTAATAAAGACAGAAGTAGACTAGACAAACTTTATTTAAAGTAATAAGCCACTACTGAAAAGTGGATTCCCTCTTATCTTCTTCACGCATGCTTTAGACACATAGGACCACTACTGAAAAGTGGATTCCCTCTTATCTTCTTCACGCATGCTTTAGACACATGGTTCTGATGAGCTGTCCTGTGTCCATGAGGGGGTTGATGGCTTTGTAGAATATCCCAATTCAATCCACCAATCTTCTCCATGAAGACTCCGATATTTGCATTTGTTTTTAGCTCTTCTTTTTTCGCTTCTGGTGGATGATCTTGATTTTGCTTTCCCTTTTCTTTTTCTTGGAGAATCCTTGACTATATTGGATTGGACTGTGTAAATACTTCTTTTCACCATATCTGCATCTTCAGAACTACTACCATACGATCGCGTGATACGTAAGGTGTTTAGTTCTTCTTGAGTGAGATCAACTTTAGAATAAGCAGGATATGGATCTTGTGCATCTTGAAAGTAATCGTTCATTTCTCGATATTCCCTAAGTGCATCTCTAATCCATTGGCCATGAGGATGATCTGAATTTCCATAATTCCAACTGCCTGAGGATCCTGGCCATATTTCTTTCGGAATACACTTGTTCTCTTGAAAAATGAATCTTTGTAGCTCAGAGTATTCATCTTCATCATTTAAAACGGAGACATGATTCCACTTCACAATACTTGAATGGGGTAAAGCACAAAGCTTGCCTTGGTAGTAATTTACTGGTCTGTAAAACCAAATTACTACATATTTCTTTATTCCCTTCATGCACTTGAATAATGAAGCCCAATAATTATGATTATTGAACCATAATAAGAACTTCAACATCCATGGATTAACTTGATCAATCTTGCTGAATTTACTACACCTGAATTTCATGAGGATGTGGAAATGATTGAGCAGATACCAAAACATCCATAATAAATCTTCAGAGAAATCTGTAGGATTAGGTATAAAGATGTGAGCAAATGGATACTCTGGATCAACTCCAAAAGGCCTTAAAATAGATCCTCCATATTTCTTGAAAACTTGTAGTTCATAGAATGTTCTTCTTTCTAGAAAAACAGACGTATCCCATGGATAATCTAGATTAAAAACTTCCGGAGGGTTTTCAGGAAGATTATGAGATAATTTATAACTTGATCCTGTACTTTGGCTTGAGTCAGCCTTGCTTTTTGTTGAGCTTGATCTTGTCCTCCTTTGAAACATAAGAACCTTGGGTGAATTCTTAAGCCTTTGTGAAAATTCATGTGGCCTTGATAGGAAATCAGCAAGGATATTGTCCTTTCCCTTTAAATGTTTTACCTCAAATTGGTAGGGAGAAAACCATTGTGCCCACCGTAGCAACTGAGAATTAGGAACAATCTTAGGATTTAACCTGATCATCTTTGGAAATGCTCTCATGTCCATTTCGACCAAAAAGTTGGTATGGATCAAGAAGAAATTAAACTTTTTAATTCCATTCTTAACAGCAAGGATCTCTTTGAATGTGGAGTGATAATGTTGTTCAGAGACCTTAAATTTTCCACTTGCAAATCCACAGATTTTCCTTTTGCCATTATGTTCTTCCAATAGTACAGCGCTCCAATACTGATCACTGGCATCAGTTTGAAGTATTTTCTTTCCTTCAGAAGGGATGTGTAATGATTTGACTTGTTGAGCCAGTTGCTTCAATTGCTTGACTGCATTGTCTTGACATTTTCCCCATGCCGGTGGTTTCTTCTTTAGCATATCACTAAGAGGGGAAATATGCTCAGTAACCTCTGGAATAAAATCTCTGATATAATTAACAATCCCAAGAAATTGTTGTATCTGCTTTACCGAGAGATTTGTATCAGGAAACTTTTGGAGTTCCAAAGAGATGTGACCAGCAGGTGAAAAAGTTCCATCAGCAAAATCCATTCCTAAGAATTGAATTTTATTTTGAGCAAGGATCATCTTTTTTGCCGATAACATGACTCCAAATTTTTTAACCAAACTTATGAACTGGTTAAGCAATTTTATGTGATCTTCCAGTGTTTCAGAAAAAAGAAGGATATCATCAATGTAGACCAAAGCTGAAAAAAGGATGGGCTGGAAGATTTTGATCATGGCTTTTTGGAACAAAGAAGGGGCTGTTTTAAGACCGAATGGCATGACCTTCCATTGAAAATGTCTATCAGGAATGCAAAACCCTGTTTTTGGTCTCTCATTAGGATGGATTCCTAATTGCCAAAATCCTGACTTAAGATCAAACTTTGAAAAGAGCTTTGCTTTGGATAAGTGAGAGAAGAGTGTGAGCTTATTTGGAATGGGAAACTTGTCATCTTGGAGGAAATGGTTTAATGGTTGATAATTTATGACTAACCTTAATTTTCCTCTCACTTGCTCTGACCTCTTGTTGACATAAAAAGCTTCACATGCCCATTGTGAATCAGAGGGTTCGATTAGATCAAATTGTTGAAGCTCATCACATTCCTTTATTGCTAACTGGAGATGTTCTGGATTCATTCCAGAATGGCTTGCCTTTGTGGGATTGATGTTTTCATTCTTTTTAAAGGGGAGCTGGATGAAGAAATCCTGATTAAGCCATAATGGATGAGAACATTTGCTGAGGAAATCAACATGAGAATCTGCACAGAGTTGATTTTTGATAACATCCTCAAGCTGTTGAAGCTCGTTGCTTGTTGTTAACTGGAAAAGTCGTGGTATCTCAGTATACCTTTTGAACTGGTTTTTCCATCTGATTCCATCTGCTCCAATGCGAAGCTTATTATTAAGCTGTCTGTAGATATCAAATCCAATGAGCAGATCTTTTCCAGGAATATCTGATCCCAACAATTTTGTAGTGTACTTGAAGCCTGGGAAGAATTCAATTGTAATGGGATGCTTGGTTTTGACTGTGGTTGTCAAAATACCATCATCAGCCGTTCCAAAGTGCCTGAAATGCGGAATCCAATATTCAGATGGAAGAATTGCTGGATCCATAATTGAATAGGCCGCTCCTGTATCATAAAAAGCAATGACTGAGATAGGCTTATCCCATTTAGAGGTGTAGATCTTGACCTCTGTTTGTGGTATTTCAACAATGGTGTGGATTTTAGGCAATGGGGGGTTTTCTGTTTTTGGAGCTTCATAAGAAGTGATCTGGTATTGCTCTCCTGCATATTCTTCATAAAACTCTAGCGAGAATAATGTATCCTCACTGGGTTCATCCTCAATTGAGAAAACGGACTCCAGGTCATCTTCAATATCAATTCCAGTATACTTTTGGATTTCAGAAATCAATTTTATTGACTTCTTGTTTTGGGGGCAGTTTCTGGAGAAGTGACCAATTTTCCCACATGTAAAACAAGATCTAGGCTTTTGCCTCATTGCCTTGCTTGTTTTGCTTCTTCTGAAAAACCTCCTTCTTTTCCTGTATTGCCTGCCATCTCGTTCCTTGAAGCTAGGAAGTTTGAAGCGCTTGTATTTCCTTCTTCTTGAAGGATTACAATAGCCTGAACATCCTTTATCACCCTTAATAATAAGGTCAGATTTGGTGCATGCTTTTTCCAGATCTCTAGACATCTTCTTCATTTGGTTGAAGAATTTTCTTTTGCTACAGAGATCATCAAGGACGTAAAAAGCCGTTTGCCTAATATCTCCAACATGCATTTGTGTAACTGAAGTACCCCTTTCTTTTATCAAGGCAGAGATCCTTTCTGATAAAATGGGGGGAAGGGAAGATATGAAGGCTTGCTTTAAAGAAATATCTCCTCCAATGTGATAAAAGAGCTTGATCATTCTTTGGAAATGACGATCTATTTTCTTCCTGTCATAAGACAAACACTTCATCTCGAAGATTTGTCTCCTGAGTTCTTCCTTGTTTTGACTTTGATCTCCACAGAAATAAGAATAAAGTATTCTAATATTCCATGTGAAGTCTTGAGAAGTCAAGAACCTGTTTTTGTCATCTGGTCCTACAGAATTCCACCATTCTCGAAGTGTTCCTGACAATCTTGCTGTGAATTCTGACAGGATTAAGAATGGTTCTCTTTCCACCAGTTGTTTAGTGAGCATCCATGTGTGGAAATCCTGAATTCTTTCAGGCCATTTGGTAATGGAAATATCATCTAGGCTGAAAGTGTGAAAGCCTGTGCCAACCATCTTAGGTGGAGTGATTTCAGGTCTTCTTTCAGGAATTGGTTCCTCAGTCATACCATCTACCTCATCTTCAACTTCAGATATTTCCGGTTCAGTTGGACGAACCATAAAGGTCTGAGGTAGTGTATTTTCATTGTTTTCTGGTGAATCATTAGAAGAACTGGAGAGTTGAGAAAGTTGGGTTGATTCTTCCGAGACTACAGAGAAAGAGTCTGTGTCTTCTACTGATTCCTCAGTACTGATGTATGATTGGGAGGATGTATCTTCCGAAGGAACTGAAGGTTCATTCAGCGCGTAAACTTTTGGTAAAGCTGGATCAGAAATCATGAACTGATCACCAAGGTGACTGCTAGACTGGGGATCTGGCCTTTTTGATTCTGGAGGTAAAGAAGTTTTTTGCTTTACCTCATCTTTTTGTAGCTTCTTCTTGGCCCTTTTTTCTGCAGCAATTGCATCTTTTTTCTCCCAGACTAGTTTGGCTAAGTCAAAGGTATTTGGGGATTTTGGCTGTATTGGATATTGAGAAAAAAGAGAAGGTTGTGGTTGTGGAGTATTTGCAAAAGTTGTGAACGGTGAGTTAGGCGGATTTGAGGGCATATATGGGGAAGAGAAACTGTGAAAAGGCTGATATGAGGACTGGTAAGATGGGGTATCAGTTTCATTTTTCTGTGGTTGTTCTTTGAGAAGTCTGATTTGTTCTTTAAGGGATGCCATTTCACTCTTTTGTTGATCAAAGAAGTGAAATAAGGATGTTCCTGGGGGACATATCCTCTTGTTAAGGTCTTGGAGCTGTTGTTCGAGAACTTTGATAAGACCTTGATTTTTTGAGGACTGATCTGTGACTCTATCAACCTTGGTTACAGTCTCCTTGAGGGTCCTATCAATGGTTGTTAACATCCTATTCTGAGCCAAAGCATTTTCTGTTTGCCAATTTACAGTTGCCTCAAGATCACCAGTTGGGTCTTTTGCACCAGATGGTAAAACAACATTTCTCTTTGGAATTTTTGGAGTATGATCTGCACCATCTTTAGAAAATGATGACAAAGGTGGAAAGTTGTTTTCATAATTGAGTGGGTTGAACATGTAAATTTTTGGCAAGGTATTTCTGGTTGTGAATGGTTGCTTAGGTGGAATTGGTTCATCACTATCCCAACCTGTTGGCTCCACTGTCAGATGAGGATCTTTGGCCCAAGATGGGGCATCGTATCTAACGAGATACTCATATTTGCCTGGCCTGCTCAATGATCCCACAAAAGGATCCTTCTCCTCATAAAGTTTCTTGAGATTAGCTTCTTCTTGCATCTTTCTTTCAGCAATACTTCCTGGTCTGGGAATCCCTTTGTATTTTGTAGGAAATCCATCTTCAAAATCCTCTTCATCTTCACTGTATAAACAAGAATAACATTGGCAATCAATATCCCATGGACAATGACCATCAAAAGGATCTTTATACCATGATACAGCACGTCCATCAAGTTGGAAATGATGGATCCAATCATGAGTTTGCATGAGAGATGGAAGAGTTTTGGAAAAAGTTTCAGGATCATCCAAGACAATGACATCATCTGAAATCATACCCATGAAGTGATGGGTGTTTCTGAGCTTCTTATAATGGGAATGATCAAAACTGATAGCTACTGATTTATCATGTCTCTTTGACATTGAGACTTCAGTGGAACGGAGAGGTTCTTCTGGTTCCCTTAACTTTTCATAATTTGTTACCCAAGAATCAGGCAATATTTTGATTAGATCTTCTTTTGACAACTGTCTAGGGACTTGGGTACATTGGGTGGCTCCACTTCCGGCATCAATTTTGAGGAACAAGGCTTCCTCACCTCCAGGGAGAGTCAAATCCATAGCATGATTTTGGACACGCCAAGCAATTTGGTAATGTAAAGTTGCCTGGATGGAGTCTTTTGTAAGGGGAGCTCCTTGGATTTGGACTTGGATTTTTAAGGCTGTGGACAGATTGGCGTCTGATAAAGACATGGTAAAGTTAGGGAAGAGAGTAATGAAGACTGTGCCTGCATTGAGAGTGATTTCAGCAGTTCCAAGATTAGCATGTTGGTATTCAAGATATCTAGTATCTAAGAGTGCTAATCTGGCAACAACAGGTTGACCCTTTCTTCCATGGTAGGTAAGGGCAATTTTAACAGCACCAAAGTGGATATGAGTGAATTGGTGGGATTTCCAGTGAGAAGCAAATTCTTCTGGAATATGTAGAGTAACAAACTGTTCTTCTCCTGTAGCAAAGACAGGATGCTGATCTAATTTGGAAGCAGCAACATATTCTTTCACATGGCGAGGCTTAGACTGGACTAATGAACGGATCTGAGACCAAGGGGTAACGGATCTCTTTGCAAAAGCAGAGTAAGGATTTAACAAAGGAAGATAGGTATCTGATATTTTTTGGTTTTCTTTAAGGATATCTACTTCATAAAGGTAGTCATATTTATTAGACAAAGCTTTAGAGAGTTTAGGTGCATTAGAATAAGTGGTAGCCAGAGAGGAATTGGATTGATAATCAGAAGGAGAAGTCATTATGGTGAGAAATGTTTCCTCCCTCAACAAAATGGATGGCTCTGATACCA